ATGATTCAATGTAAACGGGTGTATGACCCGCAGGAAAGCAGCGACGGCTACCGGGTGCTGGTCGACCGTCTCTGGCCGCGGGGGATGAAAAAAGAGGCGCTGGCCTGTGATGAATGGTGTAAGGCGTTAACGCCTTCCGCTGAGCTGCGAAAAGCCTTTCACGGCGAGGCGATCGATTTCGCCCACTTCAGCCAGCGTTATCGCCAGGAGCTCGACGCCCATCGTGAAACGGGACTGCGGCTGGCGGCGCTGGCGCAGCGCCAGCCGTTGACGCTGCTGTACGCTGCGAAGAACACCGAGCAGAATCATGCCCGGGTGCTGGCCGCCTGGCTGGCGGCCCTGCCGGTTACGATTTAGCCGGATGATCCCGACGCCACAGCGCCCACTCGTCGAGGGTTTCGCCGCTGGGTAGTTTGCACTGGGTGCTGACGCCCTGCGGCGTTTGCACCGGCACCCGGGTACCGCCGGATTGCTGACAGTACACCGACGCGGGATTGGCCATGCCGATGGTTTTCGTCGGCGCGGTGGACTGCGGCTGGGCACAGCCGGCTAATACCAGTGGCAGAATAGCCAGTAACTTTTTCATCGTTTCTCCCTTTCCTGAATGCCCGGGGATTTTAGCCTGAATCTCCACGTTTTCTCCATCTTGCCTGCACTTTTCCCCCGTAGAGTAGCCCCTGTTCTCGAACTGACCAGAGAACAGATCATTCCATAATCAATGAGTTTTTCCCCGTCGCCCCCGACGGGGCTTTTTTTTGGGATTTAATAAATTGAAATAAAAGGATTTATTTCAAAAGTGTCCACATATCGACCACATTGACAAGAATAGCCCCCTTTCCAGGGGGCTATTTTTATACTGCAAGACTAAGTTGACTGTTCCCGTAATGAGAAGCCGGGAAAGCGTCGCCGGGGATGAATCCTGGCGGCAATGGATCTGCGCTGGTTGAGCGCTTCGTTACTCTGCGCTCTACGGTGTTAAGTGTCGTGAATGACTCACTGCATTCAAGATTCTGGCATTGATGATATTGCCGGATGGTGAACTCGCTTAACCGGCGGCTGGTGCGGGTACGGGCGTTTGCGCCGCAGTAGGGACAAACAAACATGATGATCTCCCATAGGGAGTTGAACTCACGCCTATTATGGCCGCTACTGTTCAGTTTCTGCAATCCAGTCGCTTATTTTCGCCTCAAGCTCCATTTTCGTGGTAAATCCGTTATCACCGATTACATGTTCCGCTCTGGCAATGATCCAATCCTGAGTATCGATTTCAGGCTTAAAGCCCGACACGTTCAGATGCATACCAGGGTATAAATCAGCGCGGCCGCGCGCCAGGGTTATCGAAAACTGTGCCGCGCCTTTCTGGAGCTGTATCCATTTTGCCGCAGCTGCGCGCCTGGCCGCCGTTTCGTTCTGATAGGTTTTACGCAAAACATACACGTTACCTTCAGCGCCCTCCATGTAATCCCCTTCCGGGCGGCTGCTTTTCTCCTTAGCCTTTTTTCTGGCAGTATTTGTTTTGCGCTTAGTGACCTTGACCGGTTTTTTCTTGCCGAAATTAAGATCCAGCCAGTACGCCCGCACGCCGGTGTAAGCATCGCGATCGGCAATGCGGAACCTGTGACGATCTCCGCTGGCACGGGTTATCTCAGCCGATGGCAGCGCCCTGCCGGATGCACTGACGCCGCCCCCAGGCAGGATAAACAGCAGACAGCCATTTTTCACGGTGGCAATGGCCCCCAACATCTCCGCCATGCGCGTTAAAAACGACATGTCACTCTCTTCGGTCTGATCCGCATGGTCAATCTCAATGTCGATCAGAGCCTCGCTAATCATTGGCTTCAGGTCATAACGCCGGGCTATGGCCGATACCACCCGCTCTACCGTCACATCATGCCAGGACACCTCCCGCCTGACGTTCATCTCTTCGCGAAAATCAGCGCTGTGCGCGGTGATGTCGATAACATCCGGCGGCCCGCTATGCCCAACCTCGTCAACGGTGTAGAGACCTTTGTAGATCAACGCCTCACCCAGCCAGCCGATGGACACCGCCAGCTCCGCACCACGTGGGGGTAAATCTGTTACCCCGTCAGAATCATCTACTGACAGGGTTAGCTGGTCAGCATCAAAACCGTTGTTATCTGTCACAGATAGCGAGGTGATGCGGTCGGCCAGTTCGGTCAGGGCTACCCCACCCAACGTGATGCTAAAATCCGGTGTCTTTACGACCTCACTTAATTTTTCTACATACGCTTCGGCTGCTGTTGTCAGCGTGTCTGCTATCGACATAACTCCCCCGTTTTTTGCTGATGATTCCATGCCCGCGCGCGGGGCTGAATCCCTTTTTGTTGTCAGCGAACGGGCAGACCGGCAACCAGGCGACGCCAGCAGACTTAACGTTGAATATTGCCCTGAACTCAAAGAGCAACATGATGGTGAACTTATGTCTGAAACTCGTTTTCACGGCGTCCGCTCTCGCGAAAATACCGACCTACAGCAGGCAATCAATGACATTGATTCCAGCGTAATCGGTATTGTTGCGGTTGCTGATGACGCCGATCCGGAAACTTTCCCGCTCAATACGCCGGTTCTGCTGACACGGGTACGTAACGTCCTCGGCAAGGCAGGTAAAACCGGGTCACTTTACAAAGCCCTCAAAGCCATTTCCGATCAGTGCAGCCCGCGCGTTGTGATTGTCCGGGTGAAAGAGGCTTCCGGTAACGGCGCCAATCAGTCCCAGGCCATTATTGGCGGAACAGATGGCGACAGCTATACGGGAATGTATGCCCTGCTGACGGCGGAGGCCAAAACCGGCTATCGCCCGCGCATCCTGGCGGTGCCGGACTACGACACTGCGGAAGTGACGTCACAGCTTTGCGTGATTGCCCAGAATCTTCGGGCTTTTGTTTATGCCGGTTGTAACGGCTGCGCGACCATGGCGGAGGCTATCGCTTATCGCAAAACCTTCGCTTACCGCGAGCTGATGCTGATCTGGCCGGACTTTATCGCTTACAACCCCCTGACGGATGATAACGAAACGTTTCCTGCCCCGGCATACGCCTGCGGCCTGCGCGCCGCTATTGATAACAGCCAGGGCTGGCACAAATCACTGTCCAACGTTGTAGTGAATAACGTTCTGGGTATTTCGAAAGATGTGTTCTGGGCATTGCAGGCAGAAGACAGCGACGCCAACGAGCTGAACAACAACGAAATCACAACGCTTATCAAGCGTGACGGTTTCCGCTTCTGGGGTAACCGCACCACGGACACCGAAACCTACACTTTCGAGGTTTTCACCCGTACCGCGCAGATCCTGGCGGACAGTATTGCGGAGGCGCAATTTACCTCTGTTGACAGCCCGCTAACTCCGGCCAACGTGAAAGATGTGGTAAGCGGCATCCGCTCTGCTCTCAGCAAAAAAGTCACTGCCGGCCAGCTTATCGGCGCTGACTGCTGGTATGACACGCTGGACAACGGCACCACGGATTTGCGCCAGGGAAAACTGATTGTGCGCTATAGCTACAGCCCGGTCCCACCGCTTGAAGATCTGACGCTATACCAGACCTTTACTGATGATTTTTACGAACCGGCGTTCGCGTCGCTCGGGGGTGAATAATGGCTATTCCTCACAAACTGCGGCTTTTTAGCTGCTTTGTTAACGGCGACAACTATCTGGGAAAAGTGACCTCTTTCACTCGCCCCAAACTGTCACGAAAGGTAGAGGACTATCAGGGCGGTGGCATGCTGGGTGCGGTCGGTGTTGATCTCGGCCTTGAGGCTGGCGCGCTGGATTCCACCATTGTATTTGGTGGTGTCATCAAAGCACTGTTTCTCGAATACGGGGCAGAAATTGACGGCACGCGGCTGCGCTTTGCGGGTGAATATTTCACAGATGGCGAAAGCCAGCTTGTCGAGGTGGAGCTGCGCGGGCGATTTACTGAACTCGACGGTGGAGACTCAAAACAGGGAGAAGATTCGGAGGAAAGCTACACCTTTAAATCCACCTACTACAAATTCTCCATTGATGATCAGCCCATTATCGAAATCGATCTGCTGAATTTCATCTACAAAAAGAACGGTCAGAACATGTTCCCGGACCGCATCACCTCCGCCCTTGGCATGGGCAATTAATAACCTTTCAGAGGGTGGCAAAGATGCCGCCCGGAGATTTTTAACATGGCTAAAAAAACTAAAAACCTGTTCACGCTGATGCAGCCAGTAGTTCGTAAAGACAGTGAGATTGGTCAGGTGGAAATCACCGGCGCCATCAGTCAGGCCGGATCGTTGCGCGGCCTGAATCTTATCCGCGTTGCCAATATGGATGCAGACTCAATTGCCACGCTGTTGACGCGAGTCACCGCGCCTGCGCTGACACAAAAAGAAATTAACGAAATGCACACTCTGGACTTTATCGGGCTGGCAGAGCTTCTGGTCCCTTTCTTGAATCCGCCGGAGCCTGGAGCGTCGAATGTGGCGGAGACGGAGAGCGAGTAATCACCGTCGCGTTTGACCAGATCGACGATCTGGTTGCTGATATAGCCGTTATTTTTAACTGGCCGCCCTCTGAAGTTTTCGGCATGGATCTTGGCGAGGTGATAGCCTGGCGCAAGCGGGCGGCGCTTCGAAGTGGTGCCAGTGATGAAGAGTCTTGATATACGCGTTGCTTTCAGCGCGATCGACAGATTTACCCGCCCCGTTAATGCTGCCCGCCAGAGTGCGGGCGGCCTTTCCGATTCCCTCAGAAAAACACAATCCACCCTGAAAGGGCTCGATAAGAGCAGTACCACTTTTCAGCGAATGACCGCGGCCGTCGGCAAAACCGATCGTTCCATCTCACGTGCCCGTGCCCGCTTTGATGGCTTGTCAGAAGCACAACGTAAAAACGGAACGCTGACGGAAAAACAGCAAATACTGATGTCCCGATTGGGTGAGCGGCTTGATCGGTTGACCGCAAAACGCGTGACGGAAGTGGCCCGCCTCCGTGAGAGTGCATCAGCCCTGCGCCAGCATGGCGTCATGCTTTCCGGTAGTAGCGCCACCATCGGTAACGCGATACGCCGCACAGAACAATACAACCAATCCCTTGAACGGGAAAAACGGCAACTTGCTGCAGTCACTCAAGCTCGTAAACGTTACGAGGGTGCACAGCAGATGGCCGGGAAGTTGCGCTCTGGCGGTGCCATAGCATTAGGTACAGCAACCGCTGCCGGGTATGGCGCCGGACGCTTCCTGTCGCCTGCGGTTGGTTTTGATGAGGAAATGTCAAACGTCCAGGCGCTGACGCGGCTCGATAAAAGCGATTCGCAGCTGGCCGCCTTGCGCACTCAGGCAAAAAAACTCGGTGCTGAAACCGCCTTCACCACACGTGACGCCGCCAGCGGCCAGGCCTTTCTGGCAATGGCGGGCTTCACGCCAGATGCTATCCGTGCCGCACTGCCCGGCGTGCTCAATATGGCGCTGGCAGGCAGTATGGAACTGGGTGAAACGGCAGACATCGGCTCAAACATTCTTTCTCAGTTTTCCCTCGATGCCGGAGAAATGGACCGCGTCAGCGATGTGCTGACAGGTACATTTACCCGTACCAATACCACGCTTAGCAGCCTCGGCGAGACAATGAAAGTTGTCGGGCCGGTAGCCGCGGGACTAGGAATTAGCCTGGAAGAAGCCGCAGCTATGACCGGCACGCTGGCGCGCGTGGGTATTCGCGGTAGCGAGGCCGGTACTGCAATGCGTCGCTCCCTCTCCCGCCTGGCCTCCCCTACTACGGCAGCCAAAAAGGCACTCAAAGAGCTGGGAGTGGAAACTGCCGACGCGAGCGGAAAAATGCGACGTCCGTTCGATATTCTTCTCGATCTACAAAAACGCGTTTCCCGCTTTGGCGAGGTGGATCAGGTTTCATTTTTCAAAGATATCGCCGGAGAAGAGGGTTTTACGAGCCTCCAGTCTTTGGTCAACGGCGCAGGTGATGGTTACCTCCAGTCACTCTATGAACAAATTGCAGAAGCACATAAAAATCAGGAGGCGTTCGCCGTCGCTAACAAGAAGAAAGACAACCTGGGCGGCGATTTGAAGGAACTGGACAGCGCGTGGGAGGCGTTCCGCATTTCTGTGGCGGAGACAGTAGACGGCCCATTGCGCAGACTGACACAGGGGCTTAGCCGGGTTATTGGCACTGTTCAAAGCTGGGTAGAGGAAAACCCCAGACTTTCACAAACGTTGTTACTCGCCGGCGGGACTGCACTGGCACTGACCGCAGTAATTGGCGGTATGTCATTGGCTGCTGGTCTGCTGATAGGTCCGCTGGCGAAGCTCAGACTGGGGTTTGCGCTTCTGTCCGGCGGGAGAGGAATCGGAGGTACGGTATCAGCGTTCCGCATGTTGAGTGCTGCGGGCGGTAGCTCACTGGTAAAAATTAGCGGATGGGGTGCTTTACTCAGCGGCCTGGTCGGACGCCTCGGCGTATTAACCAGATTGATGGTACCACTGCGCGGTGCGTTACTTGGCGCCTTTACCTCTCCGGTGACTGCTATCAGCGCCCTGTCAAAAAGCATTGGCGGGCTGGCACTGCGGCTAACCGGGATCCCTGCTATCTTCGGCATTGTGAAAGGCGGAATTGCGGCGCTGAGTGGCAGCTTATCAATGCTATTGAGCCCAATCGGCTTAGTGGGTGCTGCGTTTGTAGCGGCTGGGGTACTGATCTGGAAATACTGGGGACCAATTAAGGCCTTCTTTAGAGGTTTTTTTACAGGCGTCATCCAGGGGTTAGCGCCAGTTTATAACGCATTTTCCCGGCTGGCGCCCGTTTTCGGGGTCATTGGGGATGGCGTCAAAAACGTCTGGAACTGGTTTAAAAAAGTATTAACGCCCGTTGAGGAGAGCCGCGAGGCGCTAAACAAATGCGCCAGCGCCGGACAGACTTTTGGCGAAGTCCTGGGGACCGCACTTAGCGTTCTGCTTTGGCCGCTTCAGAAGTTAATGGAAGGCGTCGGCTGGTTACTGGAGAAGCTCGATCTCATCCCCGATGGCATTGAAAGAGCCAGGCTGGAAGCGGCCAGACTCAGGGCTATTCCGGTTATGTGGGAATGGGATGAAAAATCCGGGCGCATGGTTAAAAGGGAGTGGCAATGGTCATCTGAAAAACCTGCAAGCAAAGGCAGCGCCCCGCCGCCCAATGTGCTCGGGGGCAACTCTGGAACAGAGCGGCGGCTGGGCCAAATCGCGGATAACACCAAAGGCCTTTTAGATGAGGAAAAGCGCAAACGTATCGGGCCGGGTGACATTGTATTTAAAAATCTCCCTCCAGCCCTTGCAGTACGTGGTGAATGGCAGGAGTCGAAGCTTGTCCGCCAGTCTGTCAGCGCTCGCCCGGTTATTGCCGCTGGCGAACCATTGATAAAACAGACGCAGGCATGGCAACCGGTACGCCGAAATCAAAGCACCCACACGGCGGCTGCGGCTCAAGGTAATAGTTTTTCCGGTGATATTCACATCCATCTGCACGGCATTCAGAGCAGCAATCCGCGCGAACTGGCGCGACTTGTTGGCGAAGCGGTACGCAAAGAAATTGAAAAACAGCAACGCGCTACCCGGGGTTCGTTCCGGGATCATGATTAACAGGAATTATAGCTATGATGATGGTATTCGGACTTTTTGTATTTGAACTCAGGACACTGCCCTATCAGCAATTGCAGCTGTCCCGTGACTGGCGGCACGTTAAGAATGATCGCGTGGGCCGTAGTGCAAAGTGGCAGTACGTTGGCGCCGGTGAGAACCAGCTGACGCTTGGCGGGCTACTGTATCCTGAAATCACTGGAGGCAACCTGTCTTTGGGTGCTGTCTCGACAATGGCCTACACCGGGCTAGCCTGGCCGCTGATCGATGGCGTCGGGTCCATTTACGGGATGTATGTCATCACGGGCTTGCAGGAAACGCATCAGGAGTTTGATCGCTATGGCAAAGCTAAAAAGATAGAGTTCACGCTTTCGTTGCAGAGGGTTGATGAAGATATCAGGGAGCAGATGCAAAGTGCATCAGCAAGGGATCTGATGGAGCTCTTTAAGGAAAGTCATTAGACTGCATCATACACATATCGTGATACGGCCAAGTGCTTATATCCTTAGATACTTCGTAACTAATGAGGGCAACAATTGATTGCGAGGAAGATAGTGATAAAGAACGTTTTTGTATTAACTCAAACTTGACTAAGCATCTTTCCAGTACTATAAACAAGGAAATCCAGCAGCGGTCTGCGGGTGAAGCACGATGGCGTAAAATAATACTTTTTACTTGCTAGATCGCTTCTTTAGGGGCAGCGATTTAAATTTTCCCACAAAAAAAACCTTAATAGCAGCGCAGCTAATTTTATTGCCAACTTTAAGGTTAGCAAGACGAGATATATTATTCCTAATAAGGGGGTACACTTTGAACACTTCTGATCTATTTGAACAAATACCATCAAAACGCAGGTCTTTAAAAGATCTCGCAACCTATATCAAAACAAAATCTGGAAATAGCCCCAACTATTCTATTTTTTTAGGAGCTGGTGCTTCGGTAACCTCAGGAATAAGTTCTGGTACACAATTAGTTGAAGAATGGAGGAAGGAAATTTACGAGCTTTCTTCTTCATCCGCCTACACAGACGTAAAAACTGCACGACAATATTTAATTGATAAAGAGTCGTCCTGGTACGACCCAACTAATGAATATTCTTCATTATTTCAAAAAAAATTCGACTTACCAGCACAGCGAAGAAGGTTCGTAGAGAAACAAGTTGACTCTAAGCTTCCATCTATTGGTTATTCATATTTAGTGAGTCTCTTTCAAAGTGCATATTTTGATACTGTTTTTACAACAAACTTCGACGATCTGATAAATGAGGCTTTCTATCAATTCTCAAGAGAACGTCCAACCTTATGTGCTCATGACTCATCAATAAAAGGAGTCTCCGTTAATTCCTCAAGACCCAAAATAATAAAAGTTCATGGGGATTATCTTTTCGATAGTATAAAAAGCACACTTAACGAGACTGAATCACTTGAAATCAACACCAAAGAAAAACTAATTGAATTCACAAAAAAATACGGGATGATATTCATCGGTTATGCAGGCAATGACAGATCTATTATCGATGTAATCAACTATCTACTAAGGCAAGACGAGTTTTTAGGCAATGGTATTTACTGGTGCATCAGGAAGAACGACGAGATAAATCCCGATCTTCATAAAATACTAAAAAGAGAAAGGGTCTACTATATAGAAATCGATGGATTTGATGAAGCGTTAGCGGAACTACATCATCATATAATTGGAGAGGGTTTATCATTAGAGTCTAATTTCAAATCTACGAAACGCGAAAGCATGTTATCAAACTTTATTGAAGACTCATATAATCTGTCCAAGAATAAATATATAGCTCAAGATATTGAAAAACTTAAAAATCACACAAATAGACTTGATATATCTAATTTAATAAATGAACTATCTAGCGAAAACTATATTAACAAAGCTGGGTTTACAGAGGTAGATTTTAGAAACCTTTTATCTTTAGATATGCTAATGAAAAACAAAAAGTTTGATGAGGCAGAGAGTGAAGCAACCAAATTATTTTCTTTATGTAGTTCTGATGACTTAAAAAACTCTTACCTCTCACGGTTAATAGAAATTTATCATCAACAAGAAAAATATGATCTTGCCTTAGAGCAAGCTGACATTACTATCGAGATGGATGAATATAGCATTAAAAACAATTTAAGGAAGCTTTCCCTTTTGCGTGATTCAGATAGCAAAATGGAATTCATAACTCTTTTACTAGAAAAATTTAAATACAGTTATGAAATAAAGAATCAATTTGTCATTGAAAGTTTAAATCATAGATTTTCTAAAAATTTCAAAAAGGATGTTTCTCTAGAAAACTTAATGAAGAAACTTGAATCTAGTTTAAATATAAATCCCAGCCTAGAAAATAGAGCTTGGGATTTAAAAAGAAAAACTTTAGAAGCCATCAAAGACACTACTGACAACACCAAGGAATACAAGGAAGAACTAAACAAATTAGTCGAAGAGATGAATAAAAGAAACCCTACGCACATACATACTCTAGAAATGAGAATGAATGCATGCATCCAAGATGCTGACATTGAAAAGGCCATTGCACTTCTTAAAGAGTTAGGTGATTTTTATAAAACATCATCAAATAAAAAAAAGGAAAAACTTTTTGAGCTAATGATAAATATAAACAGGAAACTTTCTTCATTTAGAGATAGAGTGAAAGCATTAGAATGTAGCAAAGAGCTCTTAGAAAATTACAACTATAAATTTGAACAAACTGAAAGCGCATTACCTTATTTATTTAAGGCGGAGTATTATGTGTCTTATGATCGTGATCTAAAAATGGCAAAGGACTTTATATTAAAAGCTATAGAGTGTGATGATGTATGTGATTGGGCGCAATCATGCTTAGACATATTGATGTATGGTCAGGCTGACTTTGTCAATGGAATGAAATTATTGGAAAAATGCAAGCCTGACATCAAGGAATCAAAATATTATCTTATGTTATCTCAAATTAATGTTGAGCGTAATGACTTCGAAGAGGCAAATAAAGCAATTGATAAAGCACTAGCATCTAATATAAATTACGATGATTACTTGATAAATAAATCATTTATTTATCTTCACGAGAATGCAAACCAGAAAGTATTAAATCTCCTTTCACATGAAATATCTGAATTAGCGCCAGGATCAGGAAAAGAAGCACTAGTCATAAATAGAGAGCTAGCAAATAAACGTGCCACATCAAAAATCAACAAAATCGACCTTCAAAATGTAATTGGCCGTGATAAAAAGGGGCCAGCCAGTGTGGCTGCTCATATTCTTCTTGATGAAGATATTGCAGCAAGACGACTTCTTGACGAAATTATTAACACCGACTTCTCATACTATTATACGTTTATGAGGTGGCCTGTTATACCTAAGAAACTCCTGGAAAAATATCAGACTACTTGCGTAGCAACTGATAAACTCTCAGCTTAATTTCCCCTCTAACGATTCCCATGTTAACTCATGGGAATCTCATTTATGTTACAAAAGACGCATATAGAGCCTAATAAATCGCGCAGCCTCCACCTCCAAATCATAATAACACCTTGCTTTCATTAATTCTCTGGATGTCATAACATTTCAAAAATAAACCTTCACCATTGTAAATTTTTATAGCTCACGTTTCCACATGCGCATAATGACGTATTTATTAGTCACATCAATGGATTTATTTTGGGTTTCCATCACTCCACTCTCATCAGTGTAAGTTCCATCAGTAAGCGCCAGCGGACCGCTTTTTTGGTTATCTGTTCCGTGGGTAGTGTTCGGGTCCCACGTAGCACCTGGCGATCTATCACCAGAACGATGCCAGTGGGGAGGCAGGTTATCCGCCTCAAGTTTTACTTTGTTACTGCCACCGGTCACGCCATATTGAGAGCCAATACGCACAACCCTGTCAGCAAAGGTTTCGCTTAAATCCGTCCAAGTCTGCCAGGGAAACCGCTTCGCTGGGCTTTGCTCGCCTGCGACAACGATTCCAACGTAAAAAATGGCGTCAACAATAGCCTTGTATCCTACTCCATCGCTGTCCAGCCCCAGCGACTTTAGCGCCTCTGATGGATCGCTCAGATCGGACAGGTTTTTCTCTTTTTGCAGTGCGCCGTCGATGCGCGAGTCATCCCCCGCAGCTACCGTTCCCGCCTCGGTGCCCACGTCGCGCGTAGCTGAATTCCCCAGCTCCAGATTATCCCGGGCCTCTTCGGTATCGTTTAAATCAGAAAGATTTTGTGCTCGCCGCAGATAGCGTTTATCACCTGTTTCCTGCGTGAGTGTGGCAAGCGCCGGATCGATAACAAGCTGCACGCTTGAGCTGTGCGTCAGCGTCAACACCAGCGTCAGAATGATCTCTTTGATGATGGAATCAGATTGTGCCGGGAGGTATGTCGCCGGATATGTGCCATAAGCAATGAGCGTACCCTTAGCGCTGACCAGCCCCGCTTCTCTGAGCGTTTTACCTGGATAATCCTGACAGTTGATAACGATCTGACCGCTGATAAACCCCTCATAGCTTGAATCAGAGTCAAAGGTTTCACGGCCAAACTGTCCAAAAAGCGCCGTCACCGCCGCCAGGTCATCGGGATCGGTCGGCAATGTCACGCCGCCACCATCGCCGATCAGCACGGAGGTAATATCCACCACCTCCCCCGCCTGATACGCGGCCTCGATTTCGGCGGCGCCCGCCGTGGTTAGTGTCAGTCCCGTGGCCATTATGCCTCCTCATTTTTTGTTTCTGGCTCAATGCCGTACACACTGGCAAGGCGATCATAAAAATCATCACTTACGGTCTTGCGGTCAGCATCGATATCGCCTTCATCAAGATAAATCACGCCGGCGATCTGAAGCCGGTTCAGGTGCTCAAGGAAAAACGCATCGGTCTGGCAAAAGTCGATTAGGCTTTTTAATTGATTGAATGTTTTCATAATTTATTCGTTATCCAGTTGCCGGGTAAATCGTCGTAATCGTCCAGGCCCACGCAGGCATAAAACGCGTAATAGTGCGCGGTGACGTTCGGCACCTTGCCCATAAATACCAGGCCTTTGCCGGCCAGTAATGCGCAGCTCCTGAATATTGCCGTTGTGGTGACAATCTCCGGGTAACTCGCAAGATTGAATATCGTGTTAACGTCGCTGCGTAATGACGCGCAGCCGTCAAACAGATAACCCACCGTCGTGACCGCCGTGGTGTTGAGTAATCCCGCCCCGACGACTTCCAGCGCACCACATTCCGAAAAGACATTTGTGAATACCGTGGCACTTATGCTGGCGGCAAAAAGACCGGCTGGCACTGAGCGCAGGTTTTTACAGCCCCTGAAGGTCTGGCCGTAAGAGGTCACCAGCGGGTTGCCGCTGAACAGGTTTTCCGGTATTTCCTCCACGCCGGTATTCTGGAACGTGGCGCCAAACGAGGTAATAAGCGAGCAGGACGCAAACAGCGTCGGCGGAATATTTACCAGCGAGGTGCAACCGTAGAACGTCGATCCGGCACCGGACAGCAGAATGTTGTTTTTCAGCAAATCGCCGGGCAATACCGCCAGTGAGGTACAACCCGAGAATGTCAGCGTTAACGAAGTGAGATTGATGCAACCATCAAGCAGGCCGGACGGTAGCGCGATCAGTGCGCTGCAATCACGGAATGTCGATCCCATACCTTTCAGAGATACCATGTCACTGAACAGTTCTTTTGGCAGTCCAGCCAACGCGGAGCACTTGTCGAACATGAAATCGACGGCTGTCACTTTGGCGCAACCGGCAAACATATCTCCCGCGAGAGAAACCAGAGAGCGGCAACCTGAAAACGTATAGCCCAGGCTGGTTAACGCGCTACATCCCCGAAATGCGCCGTCCCCCACAGAAACCAGCGAAGTACAGTTTACAAAAGCGTATGTGAATGTCGTTACCAGCGCTTTCTCAGCAAAAGCATCAGCATCAATTTTCGTGAGCGATCCACAGTTAGCAAAAGCGTATGAGAAAGTGGTGACTTTAGCGCAGTCAGTAAAAGACGGGAGCGCCGTCAGGCTGCTGCACCCATAAAACGTACTGGCAAAGGTCGTCACCTCTACGCAGCCGCTGAAAATATCTTTCGCTACAGTTTCAAGAGAGCGGCAGCTGTAAAATGCAGAGGCGAATGTCTGCGCCTGGCTGCACCCGGCAAATAAACCCGCGCCGACCGTTTTCAGCGAACTGCAACCAGAAAAGACCGTGCCGAAATAGGTCACTTTCGACAGACCAGCAAACAGACCGGCAGGAACAGAAAGAAGCTGCGAACAGCCAGTGAATGCACCGCCAAAATGATTCGCTTCAGAACATGTTTTAAACAGGTTGGCGGGAATTGCCGTCAGTGCCGTGCAATTCTGGAATACGCCGGTGAATGCGCCGCCCGGAACATCCGCAAACATATCAGCAGGCAAGACAAGAAGATTTTTACACGCCCTGAAGCTATAAGAGAATGTCCCTGCTGAACCGCATCCTGTAAATATTCCCGTGCCGATATTTGCAAGCATTGAGCAACCATCAAACGCGTAACTGAAATTCACCGCAGATACACAGCTGTGGAACAAATTATTGCCGATACTGATCAGGCCGGTGCAGCCTGCAAATACCGATGAGAAGTCGATCGCATCGGGCTGGTTTGCAAATAGCCCCGATGGAACCTCAGTAAGCGATGTACACCCTCTGAATGCGTCTGAAAAATCCTCTATCTTCATGCGAGAAAACAACGATGCCGGAATACCTGTAAGCGACGAGCAGTTGGTAAAAATATTTTTGCAGTTATTCACGTTTGGCAAATCGTCAAATGCTCCGGGACGAATAGCCATTAATCCGGTGGTATCCAAAGCGAACCCTGAAAGATGACCTCTTTCCCCTGTAACACTAATCAATTCCACAACAGGGTTCAGTTTCGAAGAATAGTTAGATAAACGGCTGCGCAGACAGGCGGTTTCCGTGTTCTTAACCGTGATGGTGTATTCCTTTCCCTGTACTAATTCACGTGTAGGAATAACCCAACCTGAAGCTTCACTGGCGGGATCGAAACGGTAATCCCGGCTGTCAATGCCGTCGCCATAGTCAACCGTGAAACCCTCGTCCATATGAGCAAAGAATATTGGCTTGGTTGCACTGTCGATGCGGGTAATGAACTTCATTACCGAGACCACTTTTATGCTGATCACCGCACTGATGCCATTAGTCGTCGTAACGGTGACCGAACAGGTACCTCGCTTCATGCCCGTAACCAGAATATCGCCGTTGACTATTCTGGCGGTCGCGATTGTTTGATCCGATGTAGTTACCGTAAAGGTTTTATCTTCCGCGTATTCGGGGAGAATTGTCACCGTGACCGTTTCCGCGTCCCCGGGGGCCAGATTCAGCTCGTAGCGGGATAAAACCACCTGCAACGGGACAAAGCGCGGCGTGATTTTCTCCGTGGCGTACATGTAACCGGCCGCATACGAGGTTCCCTGAGGTCGGCCAAATACATGAACGGAAAACCAGCTGCGCAGATTCCTGGCGCGCAGCACCGCCAGTTTTAGATCCTGCTGGTCGTATTCCGTTACCGGCAAATCGTTCTGATACACGTTCAGGCGAAAGGTATACGGATCCCCTTTCGGGTTCTGATTGAACCATTCAACAATATCCGTCCCGAAAGGACTGTCCACCAGGGCATGACGGACGGCGGCGACCGTACCACGATGGCGGTGGATGTAGTGGGCGCGCTTGATCGCATCGCGTTTCTTTTGTTCTGACCAGTTAATATTCCAGGTATCAACCTGATATTCCCACGCCAGCCACGGCAGCAGCGCCAGCGGGCAACTGTCCGGATCTTTAACCCAACGAATCAGATATACAGGCAACTTCGCCAGTGCTGCGGCGCTGGCCCTGTCGATGGCCCGCTCCACGGCGGTGGCGTTGGGGGGAAGAATGCTGGCGGGATAATTAGCGGTCATGGTCCATCACCACAAGATTGATTTTCACGGCGGTGCAATGCGGGGCTTCGCCCATCGTCGCAACGACGTCGGCGACGGGTGAATGCAAATCGACGGTGACAACGCCGTCCTGATGCAGCGCACCGTCTATGCCCGACCGTGCAGCGGTGGCGTTGATGAGATGCACAGAGGCGGTGTATTCGTTCAGTGCTGCGGTGGCTTTTTCCAGCACCGTGGCGGTGTCCACGCCGTAAGGGACGTAAATGTCAGCAAGCACCTGATAATTCACAATCACAGCGGAGCGGACATAATCGGACACATAATCCGTAATCGGTCGCACGTCTTCCGGGTTCACCGCTGCCAGGACTTTATCGAGCAGAGCCTGCGGGGCGGTCCCATCTCCGGTACGTGACAGCACGTAGAGAAAAACGCGTCCTTCCTGGTTATGGGTTTCAGGGCCATAGGCACGCGCATCGAGCACATCCGCATCCGCACCTCGCGCAAAGTAGTGATAGGCATTTCTGGCGCCCGCAGTGCTCAGGCGAGCCCATGAGAGCAGCGTGCGGCCACGCAGCTCTTCGTCGCTTTCATATACAGCGTCCGCCTCGTCGTTAGCTTCGGTAATCAGCAGGCGTTCTGTGTCAAAATTCCCGGCGACCTGATCGAGATCCGCCCCCAGGGCGCTCGAAAGCAGCACCGCGCGCACGGCTTCATTGATACGTTGCAGCAGATGGATCTCGCGATAGGTGAAGGCTTGGGCCAGTGCCGCCATCGGTTCAGATTCCAGCAGCAGCGCAGCAGACACAGAAGCCTGAAGTTCCACAGGCATGGCCGCCACGATAAGCGCCCGGATATCAGCCAGCACCGTTTCAAAATCGGGCACCTCGACGATATCAGGCTGTGGGATCTGAGATAAATCGACGGACGTTTGCACATTAGCTCCTTAGCCTGATGGTGTTACTGGTTTCTGTCATGGTTTCCGTGATAGTGCCGGTCAGTTCAGCAGTCACCGCGCCTGTTTCTGAAAACACCACGTTGACGGTAGTCAGGCTGATCCGCGGCTCCCACTGCGCCAGCGCGATAGCGGCGGCGCCCATCAGCTGCATGCGGGTGACGGCGTTCTGCGGCGCATCGAGCAAATCAGGGATCGCGCTGCCAAACTCCCGGCGCATCACACGGGAGCCTGTTGGCGTGGTGAGGATTTTTGTCACGGACTGCCAGAGCTGATCGTGATCGGTCAGCGCGCCGGTGCCTTCCGGGTTCATCCCGGTATAACTGGCTGTCATTGCGGGCCTCCCGTGCTACTCCCGCCAGACTGCACGCCACCGTGTTTATGTTCGTGTACGGTGATCCCGTTTGACTGCAACACGCCGCCGGAATGGAACACATCACCGGCCATCGTGCCGCCGTGGGTCAGTTCGAAAGTGCGCACTTTAAGTTTTTCTGTGCATTCCACCTCGGGCGAGTCCAGCGTGACGCGGGTTTCCGCCTGGATATGCGCGGTTTTAATGCCGGTCACGGCCAGCGCTCCGGCATCGTCGGCAGCGTCGTAATGCAGGCGAGCGCCATCCGGTGCGGTGATGATGATTTCCAGCAGGCTGCTGCCCATTGGCGGATTATCTGCGCTATATGCAGAGCCAATCACAAATGCGTTTTCAGGGTTGCCGCCCGGGCAACCGATCCAGACCTGCTCCCCTATCGAGGGAGGCAGCCAGATGCTGAATGCCCCAGCGCGGATGACGTTCCAGCGGATCCATGTGGTCAGCAGCCTGCCGGAGCGAACGCGCACCGCTTTCTTATCGACGCTGATTTGCTCCACAACGCCCTGGCGCAGAATGTTTTCCAGCAGGCGCATCAGTTCGGCATTCATGACGCACCGCCCAGACTGCTGATAACGGCGTTTTCCGTAGCGATCAGGTCTGCCGGAGTCATGCCCAGCAGTTCGCGCGCCGGGTACTGCGCGTAAGCGCCCGGACCAACCTCATCTTTGAGGCCGTACTGGTGAATACGGGCAATGCGCGCAGCGATGCCGTCAAATCCTACGGTGACGCCGCCCGCGTCCGGCCTGACCTTCATAAAACGCAGGGTGCGCAGGCGGGTAAACATCGGCGCTTTTTTTGTCTCTGAATGCATAGCTGATTGCGTTTTGATTTCCAGATACCGCTCGATATCGGCCCGGTAGAAGGTGCGGATATCCCGGCGCTTCTCGTCAAAACCCGTGATTGTCCGGCCATATTTACCGCGCCCGCCGCGCCAGTTTTTCAGCGCCCGCACCTCGTTATTCCAGAAGAACTTGATCCCCTGCTGGGTGCGGTAAACTTTACGGCGGCGCACGGCATAGCCGCTGCCGTCCGGGTTTTTCTGTGACGCGATACGGCGCTGCTGACTGCGGCGCACTGCCAGGCCAATTTTGCGCGCGGTACGGATGCGCCCCGCCGGGCTGACGCCGTCGAGAATGTCCTGAAAGACCTGATCCAGCTCGCTGAACATGCGATCGCTCACGCTCCGGCCTCCTGAAGCATGCCTTCAAATACCAGCCCCCAGCCAGTTGCGTGGGGTGTCAGCACGCGCGGGCGCGGCTCCGGCAAATGCTCGGCATACGGCACGCCGTTTTCATCCAGTTGCACCAGTACCCGCTGATGTACCGGCAGCTCAAACATCAGATCGGCGGTGTCATCGCTGTTAATCAGCGTGGTGAATTTAATCTGCTGGTTTTTATCCGGGTTCAGCAGCAGATCGGGCTGATTAAACCAGAGCCAGGCCATCAGCGGCAGCGTGAAGTCGTCAATGCTCCCGGCGTAGTTCATGACGAACAGCACCAGAGAATAGCGGTACATGAATGACGGCGTTTCACCGGTGGTTTCAATGCCACCCTCTTCAACAAACACCGTCCAGGCCTCCGGGTTCGCCCGACACCAGGTGTTTGCTTTCTCAATAGCGGCGCGGAGGGTGTCTATCTTCAGCATTTATGGCTCCTTACGGGTGTTCTGGCGCAGGTTATCCCACTGGCGGATCGTTGCTTTGTCAGCATTGCAGGCATCAAGCGCATCCATCAGCCTGTCGCTGAATATCGCCACTGCGCCCCAGGTCACTGGCTTATCCAGTGCCGGGCGTGGCGTCTCTGCGGTCAGGCTCTCCGGGACGGGTTCCCGAATCAGCTGAATGCTCGGCGCGTGCTGTACGTTTTTGCAGGCTGCGACTGACAGCGTCAGGCACAGGAGTAACAGCGCACGTGTCACCATTGAACGCGGCCTGCATTGCTTCACGTCGGCGCTCCCCTTCTGCATTACGCTGTTGCTCACGGACTTTTACCTCTGCCAGTAACTTATGGGTTTGTATGGCGGTCGCCTTCACTTCCTGGATAACCAGGTCGTAACCGGTCGCCGTTTCGGTCAGCAGCTTGTTGCGGGTCCGGGCCTCGCTCAGCTGGTCGGTCTGCCACCAGACAGCGGCCAGCAGGACAAGCATTACAATCACACTGCCCGCCCTCATGACGGGGTACTCAGGCCCAGCAGGCACCAGGCTTTAAAATCATTGCGCCGGTTAACCAGACCGGCGGAGCGCTTACCGCCCACATTGACGAAATCAGTCAGCCTGTTGCACATCTGCGGCCATTGCCTGGCCTGAGCATGCTTCCAGATCGTGGTCCTCTGCTTGCGTCCGTTTTTATCGGTGAACCACATCAGCCCAGTGCAGCCCAGATTCAGGGCGGCATCCGTCATGGCCTCAAAGGTAAGCTGCGGCATGTCGGCACCGTGGAAATTGTTATTGATGCAGTTTTCTGCCCGTTGCAGATCGTTGATCCAGCGCCGCGCTATTTCCTGGTTGCTGTATTCGCGGTTTTCCACGCCGCTCGTGGAGCCGATACCAATGGTCAGCGCACCCGCCGTGCAGTAATAAGGCGTGCTGCGACAGTCTTCCCAACCGGCAATTTTCTGCTGCCCCTCTTTCGACGTTCTGACGCTCCCGGGCGCCAGCGAAATACCCAGGGCCACAATCACCGCAATCGAACATTTTTTGATGATGTTCTTCATGCCGGTTTGTCTCCGTGCAGTTGCTCCAGCAGCTGCCGTTCGCGGTCCGACAGGTTGCGGGTTTCCGCCTGGCGGAGAATCTGCTCTATCAAATCGTTACGGCGCTGGCTGGCCTCCTCAATGCGTCGACGGTGAATCGCCAGACGGACGGCGGAAACAATCCCCAAAAGAAGTCCAGCCAGCGCCAGCTTTTCGCTGACGGTCATCACGCCCACGCCGGTCACCAGGGCGGATGTTGCAAACGCAAAATATTCGTTAATACGATCCAGAGTCATTCCCATAACTGGACGGTTACCCGTTCCACCTCGCTGGTTATCACGGGCATTTCGATCTCCTGCCCGGCATTCAAAAATATCTGGTTGCTCAGTCCCGGATTGGCTTCGAGCACCTTCTCCGTGACACCTGCGGTTTTGCCGTAATGACGCCAGCAGAGCTGATCAACCGTGTCGTTTTGCAACGCCCTGACTTTCATCAGAACAGCTCCGCATAGATACGGGCTTCTTCCCGAATGTCAGCGATACTCCAGCGCCCGTCCCGCCATAGATCGTCGATCTGCCTGTCCAGGGCCTCCGCATCCTTGTCGCCCTTTGGCGTGGTGCCGACGTCCCTGTAACCTTCCAGTACGCTGGCGCGCGTGAAGGAGTAGACCGCGCGTCGGAAGCGATAAACTTTTGCGCTTTCGCCGTTAATCTGCTCGACAGGTTCACCGGCGGAAGTCAGCAGTACAGAAGCCAGTGACTCCGCGCCTTCCGCTTCCCTTTGCTTGCGCCAGTCCTTCAATTGATCCGCGACATGCAGCGCGGCCTCCGTTGCCATATGCATTAATCGGGATGTTGTAATGTCACCGGCGATGCGGGCAGCCAGGCGCAGATCGTGGAGTTTTACCGTCGGCCAGAAAGTGCCGATGGCAATCTGTGCGCCGCCGTCGTCCACGTCTGTCACATCACTTTCAGCAGGTCTGACGGGGCGCTGTGCGATAAAACTCATCGTCGTTTCTCCGGTAGGTCAGGCGGTGGGCGTCCGGTAAAAAGACCGCATTACGGGCAGATCGCCGGGCGCGCCGCCTGTGGCGCGGGGCCAGTTCATTACGCTCAGGCGTTTACTTTGTGGCGGTTTTCGTTGTCTTTTTTGCCGCCGTTTTGCGGGTGGCTTTTTGAGTGCCGGCCGCCGTTTTCGTCTGCTTGCGTGTTCGTGTGGCTTTTTCTGCTGCGGATGTTTCGGGTGCCGCTGCATCTCTGAATGAAGTCTCATCTTCCGCATAACCTCCCGCCGCGCTGATCTGCGGTGCCTTCTTCAGGGTGCTGACCAGAGAGGCGATCTCCCGTTTCACACCTGCACCCGGGTTCAGGCTCATGGCTTCCCGGAAGAGTTTCAGCGCTTCGCCTTTGGTTTCCGCGTCTTCCGTGTCACGACGGCAAAATGCCCTCACCTTGCACAGCTTCGCGCGGACCTCATCCGGCATATCACTGTCAGCCACAATTTCGGCCAGCTCGTCCAGCATGGGGATATAGCCTGACAAATCGGCTCCGGCGTCCGTGGTAGCGAGGTTCAGAATGGGATTACAGATTTCCTCGGTCAGTACCGTGGGTGCCGGGCGGCGATAGTTGTCATCCGGCATGCTCAGGCCATGCTTAACGACATAGCGCCCGATACGCAGCGCCAGCGCATAGTCGGAGCAGTCCACCGCCCACACCATCAGCGTGGTGATGACCGGATCGGCGCGCCCGCTGTCGCCCTCGATCGTGCCGTCAATCCATCCCTGAAACTCAGGAAGGATGCTGGCCTTTACAGCGGCCTTCGCCTGGCGGGACTGGATTTGGCTTAGCGAAGATTTATGCATATGCAGGCGAAAGAGGATCTGCTCATGCGCGGTGCGCGTCTCCGCGTCACGCTCATCACTGATGCCCCGCCTCTCTGCCATGACCTTCTGAAAGTGTCTTTGTGCCGGTGTCAGCATGGGTTCATTCTCCTGGGCGGGCTTGCTGCCCGCCATGTGATGGGGATAATCAGGCGAATGTCACGCCGTCGATCATGGCAATCATGCCGTACTCTTCAATGACATAGTCATCATTGCTGGACTGGTAAGTCGCCACGCGGTTGTAGTGCGGCTCTTCCCGGATAGAGCGACGCAGGGAGCCTTTCTGGTAGTACACAGAGAGGTTTTTCAGGTTGGTGATCAGCACTACATCTTCAGGAATACCCGGGACAAAGACCGTCGGCAGACCGCCGATCTTTTCCTGGCTGACAATGAGCTGCGCGGCCAGCAGTTCGGTATTCGGATTGGTCTGACTGAGCGCGTTCACTTTCGGCAGGTTCACTTTCAGCAGCAGATCGGACGAGAGCACAGTCACCAGGCCGGGAGCGCGGCGGAACCAGGGATCCATAAGGCTGTGACGCGCATCAAGTACGGCGGCATCAATATTGCCGTAGGTGCCTGACGCAATTATCGCGTTATTCTCATCACGGGAGGTCAGCGTGATACCCGGCATAATGCGCTGCGGCGCTTCATTGCGGATTTTTTGCAGCCAGCCAACGCCGCAATCCTGCAATAACGGGTAGGTCGTGCGGTCGGAATTTTCAGAGTAATGCGTGCCATTAAAGCCAATCATCTGGCGATCCAACCCCAGCTGACGAGCCATCGCATTACTGATTAATGACTGAAATTCAGGGTGACCGGCCCACGCGTCCAGCTCCGCATACGAAAGCGCATAGTCATAGTTGGTTTTGCGGCAGTGGTAGTTCTGCGGCTCTTTGTTATGGTTCGGTGCAGGGTTACGGCGGTTGGTGCCGTCCGAGCTGTTATTGGTGCTCGCCATCGGTCCCTTACTGCCAATTTTTACTTTCTGCCCTTCCTGCTCTTTAACCCCAAAGTGGTTAACCAGCTTCATGAAGTCATCCGACTCCATGGCGGCCTGTTCCAGTTTTTGCTGGATAGTCGGATCGACGCTGAAACGATTGGCAACGGCTGAGGGTGAGACACCGTTCAGATGTGCCTGGCGCACAATGTACTTATCAAATAGTTCGCGGGTCTGGTTTTCCATGGTTACCTCTTAGAAGTCTGCAAGCTGCGCGCTGCTGTTGCCGGTTGCCGCCGGTCGTGCGCTGTAATTTTCTGCGGGCTGGAGCTGAAGCTGACCGCGCAGCTCGTTAAGTTCGCTGGTCAGTTGCTGAATGGTGGCTTTATCCTGTTGGCGGTCCTGTTCCAGGGCACTGAACCGGTCAATCTGGTCTGCCTGAGATTGAGCAACGGCTTCAACAACCTGATGCAACTGACTGAACCGCTGATCGTCGGTTTTCTGGCCTTTACCAAGGATGCCCATCACGCGGTTGAACCAGTTGACGCCCTCCTCGCTGCGATGAGCGGCCAGTTCGATCACTTCAGCTTCAAGCGCATCAGAGAACAGCGGCGCCTCGATCTGCTGGTTATTGAAGGCCATCACCTGCGCGCGCTGCTGCGCGGCAAATTTAAGGCGCTCAGTCCCCAGACTTGCCGGGGTGTCCGTCATCGCCAGGCCGACCACATACGCCTTACCGTTAAGGGCAAACTGCGGATGCAGCTCAATACTGGAATAGATTTTTTTTCCTTCATCGGTGAGCTGCTTCATTCGTGCCGAAGCGTCGATCTCGGCATAGAGCGCCGTACGACCGGCCAGCGGCCCTTCGGTGATATCCTCCGCGCTTAAAGCAACAACATCCCCCATGGCGCCAAAATTGCTGTCAGGAAGCATGGAGAGATAGTGCTCCACGTTCACGCGGGCGCCGTAAACGGCCGGGTTGTAGCTCGCCGCCGCATCGCGGAGGTGCTGCGGCTGGATCTCGCGCCCGTCAACGGTGGCGCCGGAAACCGCAACGCGAAACTTTTTGCGGGCGGGTTTAGTCGTGCTGGCCATGTCGTTTTATCCTGTTGATTTATGTCAGTCGCTGCATCATCGCAGAGCCTGAAAGCCCGGCGCCACGCGGTTTTGTTGTCGGAGAACGGCCAGACCTGAAAGCCCGAGCCGCGGGGATCGCGCGCAGGTAATCTCCCTGCTCAAAAGGGGGAAGTGATGATTCAGGATGCGTTTATTCGATTAAGGGCAAAACAGCTCTACTGGCAGGGTTACCCGCCCGCCGAAATTTCGCGACTCATGGGCATCAACTCAAACACGGTTTATTCGTGGAAAAAGCGCGACGCATGGGATGACACAACGCCCATCAAACGGGTGACGCAATCCATTGACACCCGTCTCTGCCAGCTGAGCGCGAAAGACAATAAATCCAGTGGCGATTTCAAAGAGATTGACCTGTTAACCCGGCAGTTGAAAAAGCTGGATACCGGGCAGGCTTCCACTATCACCAGCGTAAAAAAAACCAGTCGTCGCAAGAAGAAAAATCACTTCTCCGAGGAGCAGATCGAGGCGTTGCGCTTAAAAATTCTCGACTCTCTCGCATGGCACCAGCGCGGCTGGTACGAACAACGAGATCAGCGTAACCGGATGATCCTCAAATCGCGGCAGATCGGGGCAACCTGGTACTTTGCCCGCGAGGCATTACTGGGCGCACTGAGAACGGACGTTAAGCACGACTATCAGCGCAACCAAATTTTTCTGTCGGCGTCCCGCAAGCAGGCGCTCCAGTTCCGCAACTTCATCCGTAAAGCGGCTGAAGAGGTGGACGTCGAACTTAGAGGCGGTGAGCAAATCACGTTGTCAAACGGCGCGGAGCTGCATTTTCTCGGGACGTCGGCGGCGACGGCGCAGTCGTACACCGGCCACCTGCGATTTGATGAGTTTTTCTGGACAGGAAACTTTATCAACCTGCGCAAAGTTGCCGGCGCCATGGCAACGCTCAAAGGCTTAACACGCACGTACTTCTCCACGCCATCCAGCGAAAGCCATGAAGCCTATCAGTTCTGGACTGGCGATCGATGGAATGCGAAACGGCCTAAAGCGCAGCGCGTTGACTTTGACGTTTCATGGAAGAAAACCCATAGCGGCGTGCTTTACCCGGATAAAACGTGGCGGCAGATCGTCACTATTCAGGACGCTATCAACAACGGCTGGGACTACACCGACATTGATGAAATCAGGGACGAAAACAGCCCCGATGAATTTGAAAACCTGTACATGTGCGAGTTCGTCAAAGACGGCGAAAGCGCGTTCAATCTTAGCCAGTTACTGGGGTGCGGCGCTGACGGGTATGACGACTGGCCCGACTGGAAACCGTTCGCCAGTCGCCCTATGGGCCAACGTGAGGTGTGGCTGGGCTACGACGCCAACGGTGGCAGCGGCAATGGTGATGCCGGTGCTTTGTCCGTAACTGTCCCTCCCCTTGTGGTTGGCGGCCGGTTTCGCACGGTTGAATTGAAGCAACTGCGAGGGCTGGAGTTTGAGCAGCAGGCGGCGGTCATCAAAGAGGCTGCCGAGCGCTACAACGTCACTCACATCGCCATCGACGGACAAGGCGTCGGAGAGGCGGTCTGGCAAATTGTTAAAAACTGGTTCCCGGCGGCTATTTGCTACCAGATGAGCCTCTCTTCCAAGCGCGCCCTTGTCCTCAAAATGTTGCAGGTCATCCGCGCCGGCCGCTGGGAATATGACCGCAGCGAGCAGGGCCTGGTCAGAGCCTTTAACGCTGTTCGCAAAGTTGTTACGCCCGGCGGTTTCATCACTTACGAAACTGACCGATCGCGCGGCGTAAGCCATGGTGATATGGCGTGGGCAACCATGCTTTCGATTATTAATGAACCGTTGGGCCAGGAAAGTGGCGGCGGTGGTTTCGCAATGGGATGGTAACTTTGAAAAAGAAATACGGTAAAAAGCCGATAGCCAGCACAGCCGGTTCTGACATTGCGGAGTCACTGAAGGCCGATCCCGCGTTGACAGCGTTCAGCTTTGATGGCCCTTATCCCGTGCGTGATATGGCCGATTTGCTGGACAATCTCTATTGCCTGGACAACGGGCGATACTATGAGACGCCAGTGGATTTTTACGGGCTGGCTAAAGCTCCACGTCAGAGCGCCTGGCATGAGTCGGCGTTGTATTTCAAACGAAATGTGCTCACCGGCTGCTTTATCCCGCACAAGCTGCTCAATCGCCAGACCTTTTCCGCGTTTGCGCTGGACTGGTTCACGTTTGGCAATGCCTATCTCGAATTGCCGCGTAATCGCCTGGGCGGCCCGCTACCCTTCAAACACTCTCTGGCGAAGTACACCCGGCGTGGGAGCACAGATCTCGATCAATACTGGTTTATCCGGCGCTGGAAAGAAGAGCACACGTTCAAATCAGGAACGGTTTGTCACGTTCTGAACCCTGATATTAATCAGGAGGTCTACGGTATGCCGGAATATATGGCAGCACTGCTGGCCGCCAGCCTGGCCCACTCCGCTGACATGTTCCGTAAGTTGTACTACGACAACGGATCGCATGCTGGATGTATTGTCTATATTGGCGCTGGACAGGTTGATGATAAAAGCATGAAGGCAGTCAAAGAGACGTTGACCGGTGCGCGTGGGAAAGGCGCATTTAAAAACCTGCTGCTGCATGCGCCAGGCGGCGGCAAAGACGGCGTGCAAATCCTCCCCTTCCAGCAGATCACGGCGAAAGATGAATTTATCAACATTAAGAACGCCACCCGGGACGACATACTCGCAGCGCACCGTATCCCGCCGCAGCTGATGGGCGCCATGCCAGAGGGAAACGGATCATTTGGGGATATCGAGAAAGCCGCCCGGGTGTACGCTATCAACGAACTGACACCCGTGATGGAGGCGCTGAAGGTGGTGAACGAGTGGATCGGAGAAGAAGTGATCCGCTTTAACCCTTACGCGTTGCTTACCCTTGAGAAATAACCGCCAGAAAATTCAGTTTCTTTAAACCACATCAGCCATTTATAACAGGCCAGCGTTTTCGCTGGCCCCATCTTTTCTGCTGAAAAAATCCCGCATCAGCGCCCCTCTGCGCGTCGCTGCTTTTCCCTGCAAAAGGCATGCCACCAACCAAAACGAGCGCTCACCGTGACGCAGAAACCGTGAAATTGCGTATTCTGCCGCATTCCCTACCCTGACCCATTTGCGGGGGCTTGCCCCCCGTCACCTGCGCGCAGTGAACCTATTGTTTTTCGTGCATGCACAAAACCAGTCCCGAACCGCTCCAAGCGTGGCTTAAGGGCGATGGAGGACATCAAAAAAATTGTGCGGATTTGTGCGCTATTATGCATCGCGCTGAAACTGACTATCTTTGTTTAAGAAGTGTTCTTCATAGCAGATGCATATTTCATCTGCCTATCGCTATGTTTAATGTCCATTCTGAACGGACAACGGAAGTTAGCCTCACACGGACATAATCAATCTGTAGGAAGATATCTAAAAGTGAATGGTTCGGATTACAGGGATACATACAAAGGCTTATCGGATCAGAGAGATGGTCAGGTAACATCATAAAAACAATATGTTACCTGATGCTAGCTTAATGCGACAGAACCTTATTTTGCGCATGCGCAAAATAAACCGTCGGTCAGATGGCCTCATACGGAACAGCAAGTCAAAAACCTAATAATTCAGTAGCACGTACCCTGAACATAATCACATTCCTTTTTGGTAGTGCAATATCCGTATCCACCGGCACGGCAGTTACAATCATTAGGTGGTGTGCATTGCATGACTTCAGGTGACTGCATAAGTAATTTTTTCTGCGCAGGAGTCAGAGCTTGAAGCAGGATAGCATTTTGGGCTTTAAGCTGAGTAATCGTCATTTGGTCTTTAGGTTGCTCAGCAAAAGAATGGAAACTAAAAAATAAGAATGATGAAAGCAAGAATATAAAATATTTAGACTTCATAATAACACCCTCTACATGTATAAAAACGAACCCCAGATATTACTTTTTAGATAAAACAGTAAAATAGACACGATACGGTTTAAAGGCATCTTCGATAGATGCATTTATACACCAATATGCACCATCCTTTCGGTTGCTGCTTCCAGTAAAGACTTTCTCATAGCCCTGAGAAAAAAAAAGACCGCCACAATGTTCACCAGACTTACAAACCCACATTTCCTTGTACTTATTCTCGTTGATATTTGGAGGGAAAATATCTGCTGTGCATAGAACGTGGTCAACTACAGGAACCGAAACTTTAGATACACAGAGTTCGACTGTCTTAGTCGAAGCGGGAACAGCTAGAACCTGTGAATTGCCTGCAATGGGTCTTTGCATAAAGGGGTAGGTGTTTTCAACTGGGCCTGGACAATCTAGGGCAGGTACAGGTGCTGGAACATGCGGTTCACCTGGTGGCGTAGCAGGAGGTTTTGGGAGGGAGTTACAGTCCTGCACGTTCATAACAACATAGGAATATGAACCAGGCTTAATAGTAGAGTATTGAAATGGCATCTCGGAACCATTTGTTAAATTTTTAAAATGTGTTCCTTGATCATCATATTGATTATTCCTGTATATATTTACATCACCACTTTTACAACTACTACAATTATTTGAGATTATTGCTAAAGTTTTACCACCAATGCTTGATTGAGTTCTGACCCCGATACATGAACGATTATCGGCAAGCGAAGAAAAAGACGGTATTGAAAGAGTTAATAGGAAAAAAGACCTATAGTTCAACATGATCATAGATAAGCGCCTACATGGGGAAGGGTTATATAATTATAGCGTTTGATCAGCATTTGTGTAAGTATCCCTTCAAAATAGATCATCCACTTTTAGAGAGTCTCTGGCACTCCAACCCCCACTATTGGCACTGATGTGCCTATAAGATTGGGCTTATCTCAGTTCCTGTCATTACCAGAGCAAACCTGAGCTAATATACTGAGAACCTATCGCAATAGTAATTTTTGAGTTAACTCAGACTATTACTATTGCGATAGGTTCTTAGAAGATAAAGATAGAGAACAATATAAATATGGGGACAATAGATATAACATCCGTCCAAAATCTGGCAATAAATATATCAAAAAGACCCTAGAAAACACCTAACGAACGAGCAAGCACAGCCATCTAGAAGATCAATATTATCAATGCTTGCAGAAACGTTAAACAATCCGATAATGAATGTAACTAAATCAATTCAAGATATAATAAATGAAGATTCATCACCTCAATTAATCGAAAGAAAATAAATCCTGAGATTGACTTATCAGAAAACTCAAATAACAAATATGATATAGCACCTTCGTTAGGTCTTAACTTGGGACGTTGTAAGTAACAAGGATAGTCAATAACAAAGATAACTCAAACTTTTACTATCAACTATTCCTTATAATGCACTCTATATGTAATTAACCGAAATCCCAAATGCACTATCGAATGTTTTTCCATCCATAGTAAATGTAAATGTCTCCCCTGGATTTAAATCCTTCGATATAGAGGCACCTAGAGCAAGAGCTAAAATGGCTCTCACTTTTTTAGATGATTTGTTTGTGACTTGACAAAAAGGGGTGCAGGTTGCTGAAACCTCACCTTTAGCATTCCCCACAACCCCACCTAATATAGGTCCTGCAAGGGAAGGCAATGATATTGAAAACCCAAACAAGGCAATTGCAACAAAGTATTGTAATCGATTCATTTTAAGTTCCTCGGATAATTAATCCAATTGACATTCATCCCAGTCGCATCGATTCCAGACTCCTCGCCCGGAACCACAAACTTCGGGATTAGCCTCTCGCTGTGCGAAAATAAAAGTTTGTTCAGTTGTGAACACTTCATCTTTTTGCACTTTGCCTACCAAATGAATTACTTCGTTATCTAATGCATTTGGAGAGTTTCCCGCCCTTATTTCAACCTCACAAAAACTCTTACCCATCCTATAAGACTTTGGTTCTGCGTGTAATGTAGGTGTCAAAACAAACAACAACAACGTGATTAAAAATGCAACAGACTTTTCCATCTTCCCCTCGACATATCATGCTGACAAACACTTACAATTTAGACTCTGCTTTCATTTAGTGCTAAATAACATTTAGAAATATCAGTTAGGTTTGTACATAACATATTAAACCCGCGCAATAAAAGAGAGCCCCCATATTATTAGCAAGATTACAAACCTACAGTGATAATTCTGGGCGGGATTCACTGTATTCATGATTAGTTGCAACACCAAATACCAATACCAGGCCTACAGTCGGACGCAGTCGCGAGACACGGCACGACTCCATGATCATGCATCTTTCCGTTTCGACAATATGCCTACCTCGCATGCTCTTCAGCCATAGCTTATCGCCTGGGGCCGGCACTGATGGCAGATCCAGGACTATCTCAGGGCGAGTACTCTTTTTAAGCCAAGTAACGATATCTTCATGAATTTCTACAGTGAACGTGGTCATAACTTCTTCCTGATAGCCCCTTGACAGCGATCAAGCAACTCACTTTGTTTGATTAATGATACCGGGGCGTGGTTGGCGTGTTTAAACAACCGGCGCTCCACTATTAACTCCCCTTCTCTGATGGCAAATTCCATTTCGCCACGCGACAGAATGCAACCACCTACTAATAATCTAACCTCCCCGTCACTGAGAATGATATTACGTCTATTCAGTTCGGCGATCGCATGGTCAGGCACTTCTTGCGAGATCCCGCTAATCCCTTGCTGCGGTGAGTTTCGCCCTTGACCGGTCGCTGCCGTGCCGTTCTGTTGAAGTAAAGCTGCCTCTGAATTTTTCTTTTTGAATTCCGAAGCCGCTGCGGCGTAACTGTCCGCACGCCGCAGCGCCTCGATCCGTAACTGCTCGCGCCAGCGCTGCTCTGCCTCTTCCTGCGTCAGGTTCATATCTTTCGCGGCGGTGACTTTTGGCCCCCACGCCAGCGCGGTTTCGTCATCAATCGACGAACGCAGGCCACGCGCAGTACGCGTGAAGGCTTGGTCTGAATTTTCGCGGGCGGATTTTCTTAGCCTACTGGTGATCTCCAGCCTTTGCTGGCGTGAATATCGCCTTAAATCTTCGATATTCAGCGGAAGTTCTGTCATTGAACTGTCGTCTGGCGATGTTTTATTAGCTAGTACTGCTGTTTCTGATTGTGGTTTTTCATTCCAATCGGAGCGCCCCGTACAGTTATTGACAGAACTCCAAGGGGCCGCGTCGCGGCCTTCTAAGGTCAAATTCTCGACCGACGACAGCTTACGCTTCGGTACGATTTTGTAATCATTGGTACGGGTATAAATGACCGATTCACTGATCGTAAACGGACAATAGACGCCGCTGATTTTGGCGACTGTGTCACCATAATCATTGCCGTTTTCGGTGTATTCGTAATTGAGGCGAACACGCAAACAATCGCGAGTTACAAACGGGCCGCCCTGGGCGTTGACGTATCCCGGCCAATCAGGCGCATCAGCCGCAGCGCGGGCAGCTTCAAGTTCCGGGTGCAAAACAAGCTCACGACTTCCCAGGCGCCTTAGCTCGCGCCAGGTGGATACAGGCGCGCCTCCAATCTGCTGAAACTGGCGAATGCTCCAGCGTGAAGCCCACGCCCGCACTCGCTTTGCCATCTCTTTAACGGGTTTGCCTGACTCGTGATCAAACTCGCCATCCATTCCATAGCCGTCGATATTTTTTGAGATGTACTTTGCGATGTATCCCGTTGCCGATCCAAACTCTTCATCAATTGGTTTGGCAGTAAAACGATACTGAGCCGCGCCGGGTTCGCTTCCATCCATCTGGAGGGCGTACTCATGAAAAATTTTAGTGGCAAGCTCCACCTCTTCCGGGCGGAGAAATAACAGCAGGTGCCAGTGCGGCGTTCCGTCGTGATGAGGTTCGGCTACACGAAAACCAAATGTGCGGAAACCTTCCCTTCCCCATTTGGCGCGTACACGTGACCAGACGTTGCAAAGGTACTTTTGAGTTTTGCGTGGGCTGGCATTGCAGTATTTATCGTTGCGCTTGCCGGAATGCACATGCGTGGCGTGATAACGTGACGGTGCGGTCAACGTGTAGAACATGCCAACCAGTCCCATCTCGTTAGCCATATCCTCAAAACCGCGCATGCGCACCATCAATTCGTGACGGGCGATCTTCGGGTTGGAAACGCTGCCCATGACCTTGTCGAGCAAGGAGGTACGCTCGCCAGTGTCCTGGTCTTCCAGCTCCATCGCCTGAAGGTATTCAAAGTTGGCTTTTTTTTGAGCTACCCACTCCCTGAGGCAAGGTTCAGAGCAATAAGGGGATGCCACTTTGCTGACGTAGCTAGTGGCGATCATGAGGTGCTCACGCCAACGGTCATGAATTTTGCGGAGCTTACCTAGCCACCACTTTTCCTTTTGAAGTCTAGCAATGACACGTAATGCATCTTCTGCTGTCAGTACTTCATCGCAATACTGTTTCCAACCAGGGATTGCAATGTTGAGTGAGGTCGCTTTACTGGCAATGGCGCCGTAAGCGTAGATCGTGGAAAACTCCACATCTGCCGTTTTCTCGTACCGAAAATCAAACTCGCGCATAAACTCGCTTTTCATCAGGTTCGCGAGCTTATACGCCAGTCTTTTCAGGCGCTTTTTATCTGCCCATGGCAGCAGATGAAAATCATCACGTAGCGGAAAGAGAATTGCAGGCAGATTACCTTGTGGCAGATATTGTGCGTTTACCGCATCAACTCGACGCAATACATGGCGCTCAAACGTATTGAATAACCAGCGTACAGCCTCTTTCGGGTTCCTACGGTCCAGAGTTTCCAGGTGCATTGAAAAACGCTTGCGGATAAACGCAGGGAGAGCCTGGACGCGGCGCCGCAGATGACGCGCCAGTCTTGTGCGATCAAATGCCCTGCGCGCCTCCCCATCACGAGGGCGCAACGGTACCCGATAAACAACATCAACAAGATCGCTATAGGCAAGTGCCTTACGCTCGCCTTTTGGGGTGAGATACTCAATTGCAGACTCTTCGGCGTTGCTTGGATTAATAGCCCGCCGTTGGGCATTCCAGCTCCATGCCAGGGCTGTGGAATCAGGCATAGCTCACCGTCGTTATCTTATTTTGCCTGGGCTACGCCACAACAAGCCGGCACGCCAAACATTTCGGCATATGCCGCATCGCCCATCACCGCCCCACAGTCCGGGCAACCTCCACCACCAGAACGACCGCAACCGCCGCACACGCGAAGTACGCCAATAACTTCACCGGCCATATGGCGGGTTTTGGCGCTAACGGAACGTCGAACTCTGAATGCGTGGAGATTGAAAGCGGAGTAGATCTGGCGTGTTTCTGGTGTGTCGCTATTCGAGATGACCGAGCGCGTTCCAAGCTGACGATTAACGTCCAGCAACGCCGTAACCAAAGCGCGGTGATCATCCAGGGTAAATGGCTTGCCGTAAGCGGTAAAATTGGCTGTTTTGCTAGTCGGGATGTACGGCGGATCGCAGTAAATCACGGAGTCCAGGCTATTCCTGGCGACGTACGGAATGGAAGTACGAAAATCATTACAAAGAAAGAGCGCGTGAGTATCCCGCGCCTTTTCGGCAAATAGGCGCATTTCTACTTCTGGAAAATAAGGCGCCTTATAGCTGCCAAAGGGAACATTGAAACCGCCATCCCTGTTGGTGCGATAAAGCCCGTTAAAGCAGTGGCGGTTCAGGTATAAAAATGATGCCGCCCACCGTACAACGTAATCATCTGCACACTCGTCATCCCACGACAGGTGGTTGAACAACTTGCGCTCTTCGTAATAGCTATCTTCGTTATTGCCATTTCTGAATACGTTCCTGGCGATCAGTATCAATCTTTCTGGGTCTTCCCTGAGCGCGAGGAAGAAATTAATCAGTGCGCGATTGCTGTCACAAAGCACATAGCGGCGGTATTCCGTATTCATAAAGACTGTGCCACTGCCTACAAAAGGCTCAATCAAGCAATCGGCTTTAGGTAAGTGTTTCAGCAGCTCCGGCAACACGCGGGTTTTACCGCCAGCCCATTTAAGAGGTGACTTAATCATTTGCGGCATTCCTGGTTATAGGTTTCATGGGTCATCAGTCGCCACTGCTTACCACCGTTTTTGCTGAGCAAACGCCAACGGAGGCCAATGCGGATCACGAGATAGGCGTGTGGCTTGACGCGGGTGTAATTACGCTGTCCACGAGCAAAGCAATTCAGGGCGGCAAGCGCCCTCTTACAAACCGGCAACGGCGCGTTACAAACAACAGACAGACGCGAATGCATGGCGGCCCTCATAGCGATCCAATGTATGGAGAGGTCAGGCGCTGCCAGATTTCGCAGACTTGCTCCGCTTGATATCGCGCGTCAGTGAGCGTGTAACGTGCCAGGGCGCTTCTCGCATGAGGCGCATAGTCTGTGGCAGCAGCAAGGTCGAGTAGTGAACGAATGCAGCGGTATTTTGTGCCTTCAGGGAAAATGCCTGACACCTCTAAGCGATCCACGGCATAACGAAGTGAAACCAGTTTTTCCGGGGCATCTTTGAACCATACGAATAACGCCGCGTTCCGGGGACAGGTATTGTCGGCGATGAAAGCAGCAAGGCTGCAAAGTGCATCTTCTCCAGCTTCGGTTGCGCTCATTACTTCGGCGCGCCAGTGAGAGTCTTTTTTCATCCAATCGAATGCCGTACTAATGCTGATACGGCCCTTCAAGCTTTCAGATTTACGAATGTCTATCGAAGAATAAAAAACCTTTCCGATCTGCCCTGTTGAGGGTTCAAAAAACACAGCTTCAATGGCACACAAAGGTGATGACGGTTTCTTACTAACGTTAATCAAATCGATCATTACGTGATTCATGGTCTACTGCCCTCGCTGGTGATTGTTTCGTGGTTGGCTATCCACTGCTCAAGTGCTGAATAAATCTCTTCGGGGGTAAGGCCTTGCTCTTTCAGCAGGCCCATGCGGATGCGCAGCAATCCGAGTAAGTGGGCGCGCTCGCTTTTGCGCGCATTGGTGCTGATTCCCATAAACTCTGGATCGCTTATTCCGCTTTCCAGCTTTATTGACGTAACCGACATGCAACCTCCTGAAAAAGGCAAAACGAATCCCCGGCAAAGTGAATGCCGTTATTTTTAAAGCGGGTTAATTAATTGTTTGGGCGTGGTTTTCTTTTAATCTGCTTAAATATCCTTTCATGCCAGTAATACATGAAATCAATAAAGGTCATTCGCGCGCGATCGTGATTACCGCGTATTGCTTTTTCGAGCCCGTAAATGATTAAATCTTTAGACGGGCTTTTTGAGCTAATGGTGATACGAGCACCATTTTTTAGATGTACAGTGAACCCCTGCTCGGCACTTTCCACTGCTTCTCGAATCAGCATTTCCTGTTCCCAGGATGTTTTTTCTTCGGTGAACATGGCGTACTCCGATGATCAGTTAAAGCGAGGGGGCTCCAGCCGCCAGGAGGCTCTAGCTCCCAGTTTCAGGTGTTCCAGGATCTCCGGTGTAACCTCTACGGTTACAGCCTGCGGCTGAACAAACTTCATAGCCTTCTTTAGTTGCTCAGCGTCCAGAGATAGCAGGTCGTATGGTTTAGGGATATCACCATCGGTCACGGAAATAATGATGTTGCGGAGTTCTTCAAGAGTGCATTCATCATTCTCGCCTTGAAGCATTGCGAAATGATAAAGGTGGGATACGCCATGGCGTAAAAGCTGGAGAGAGTAATCATGATTCCATTCCAGAAACTCTTTATTGAAATGGAAGCATTGTAAAAGCGAGTTAATTTTGTCTGCATATTCGAGTTTCATTTTCGCTCCCAGAGATTAAAAAGCAATAAACCGCTTTTTATTCATGATTCTGTCAATCGTTCGGCATGCTTCGGATAAAGCAAAGTCAATGCCGTAATAATGGCCTGTGTGCGTAATTTGATAGCGCTCGCGGTTGTACGGTTTTTTGCGTGGGAGTTTCAGAATAGTAAAACCACAGTAGAGGCTGGTTTTGCTATTGAGCTGTGATACTGATCCGCGGCTACCGTTCTTCATGTTTCCTCTCCTGAAACCAGCTATCGACCTGGCTCACCGAGACCAAGCCACATCAACCACCCTTCCCTGATCTCCTTTGGACGACTTTCGTAGGCCAGTTTCATGCCGTTGTTCCAGGCTGGAAGGTAAACCCAGTATTCGCCGGCACGGCCAGAAGTAGACTGGGGATCGGTCATCTCGATTACAGGTAACTTCCCTTTCTCGATCATGCCCTTCACCGCAGCAGGGGTTTTCCCGATGAGTCTGGCGAACTCCTGATAAGGCACAGCATCCGTGCTACTTACAAGCTGTTTGCTCATCTGTTACATTCTCCTTTAGGGTAATTAATTGCTCTTAATGGGTTTTAATTGCCCGTTAAGAGACTTACTCAAATGAAGATTTATTATCCATACGCGTAATATTTTCCCAAAGAGGTTTTTATGTCAATCCCTATTTCAGAGAAGTTGAAGCTTATCAGGGAGTCAGAACGGCTTAATCGTAGGCAATTCAGTGAGTTAACAGGAGTAATTTACAGCACACTTTCTGGCTATGAGGCTGGTACAAAAAGTGCGAGCCTTGAACCAATCATGAAAATCTTCCAACACCCTAGATTCGTGAAATACACACTGTGGTTTATGACCGATCAGGTTTCGCCTGAAGCCGGTCAAATCGCACCGGCCCTCGCACACTTTGGGCAAGACTTAACAACCTCGCAGCACTCAGACCAAAAGACTGGTTAACAATTAACCAGTCCTACATACATTTCAAATGTCTATTATTGGTCGAAAAGTATTCATCACATAATTGCAACGCGTTGAGGCCGAAAGGCAAACGCACCCATCGGAGGGTTTTCTTATGACTATTAAGAAACTCGATGATGGTCGATATGAAGTGGACATCAGGCCTGCTGGTCGCAATGGAAAGCGTATCCGCAGGAAGTTTGATAAGAAAAGTGAAGCGGTAGCTTTCGAGAAGCATACCCAGTTCAACCACCACACCAAAGAATGGTTATCAAAACCGACGGATAAGCGGCATCTGTCTGAACTGATACAGCTTTGGTGGAATTTGAAAGGCAAGCATGAGGAGCACGGTCGGATAAACCGCAATAAGTTAGACGTGTTTTGCAGGATTACCGACGATCCTTGTGCTTTTCAGATTACGAAAGCGCTGATTAGTCAGTATTACGCGGCAAGAAGAAGTCAGGGCATTAAAGCATCTACCATTAACCGTGACCTCAACAGCATCAGTGGTATGTTCACAGCGCTAATCGAGGCCGAGTTATTTTCAGGTGAACATCCGATCAGGGGCAGGAAGAAGTTGAAAGAAGAAGTCCCCGAAACTGGCTATCTGACAGAGGACGAAATCAAGCACTTGCTCTTTAGACTGGATGGCGACAACAAGAAGATAGCCGTTCTTTGTTTAAGTACAGGTGCTCGTTGGGGTGAAGCGGCTCGACTCAAGGCGGAACACATCATACAGAACCGTGTGACGTTCGTTAAAACCAAGAGTAACAAGCAGCGGACTGTTCCAGTATCAGCGGAAGTGGCAAAACTCATAGCAGATGGTAAGCGAGGGTTGTTATTTGGTAAGGCGTCGTATTCTGACTTCAGGCAGATACTCAGGGAGGTAAAACCTGATCTTCCGACCGGCCAGGCGACGCATGCACTACGCCACAGTTTCGCGACGCACTTTATGATTAATGGAGGAAGCATCATTACGTTACAGAGGATCCTTGGGCATGCGCGAATTGAGCAAACTATGGCCTACGCTCACTTTGCGCCCGAATACCTCCAGGACGCAATCTCACTTAACCCGCTGAGAGGTGGTGCTGATGCGTAAAATGTCCACATTATGTCCACACTTAGGTAGGTAAATATGGCTTTCAACGGTCTTGCGCGCCGCGCAACCCCGCATTGCACCGTTGAAAGCCGTAGTATCTGGGGTGGCTAACGCACCCGACGGGGCTTTTTTTCCTTCCGCGTGGACAAGTATTCCCCAAACAGATGTGATAAATTTAAAAATATCACTGTTTATTCGACGCTGATGTCCGTTTGCAGCCCATTATGCTGGGGTGACGTTTGGCGTGCTGGAGCTGTATTATTCATGTCAGATTTTATTCTTGCCCGGGTGTCGCAAACCCTCGCTGCGGAACAGTCCCTGGAAACCCTGGTGCGCCAGCTGCTGGAGATGCTGGAGGCGGTGACCCGAATGGAGTCCACCTATCTTACCCGCATCGATATCAACGCCCAGCGGCAGCAGGTGATGTTCGCCCACAACAGCAGCGAAATGCAGATCCCGGAAGGATTCTCCGTCCCTTGGGATGAATCCCTGTGCAAACGCGCCCTAGAGGATCAGTGCACGTTTAGCAACGACGTGGCCCATCGCTGGCACTCCTGCATCGCCGCCCAGGAGCTGGGGATCGCCACCTTTTTAAGCATTCCTGTGCGCCTGGCCGACGGCTCTCTGTTCGGTACCCTCTGCGCCACCAGCCGACAGAAACAACCTTATAATCTCGAAGGCGAGCAGGTGATGGGGCTGTTCGCCCGGCTTATTTCCCACTACGTGGAAAAAGACACCCTGGTGCAACAGCTGCAGGCGGCTAACGTCGCGCTGGAGCTGCACTCGTCGACCGATGAACTCACCCAGCTCCCAAATCGCCGTGCGCTGTTTAAGCAGCTGGCGTTACGCTTTGCCTCCGCCCGCGCCCAGCAGCAGCAGGTCTCGCTGATTTTTATCGATCTCGACGGTTTCAAAGCCATTAACGATCGGTTCGGTCATCCGTGCGGCGACAGCTTTCTGGTGCAGGTCGGCGAACGACTCACCGCCGTCGCGCGCCGTGAGGATATCGTTGGTCGCCTTGGCGGCGATGAGTTTTTGATCGTCGGTAGCGCCCAGGATCCCGCGGCGCAGCAAGCGTATGTCGCGATCCTGCGCCAGGCCCTGTGCGGTGTCTACTTCCTCGGCGAGCAGCGTATCGACTATGAGGGAGCCAGTTTCGGGGTGATCATCTGCGATCCGCAGAGTATCGATGTTGAAGCGGCCTTGCGCGCCGCCGATGAGGCGATGTACCAGGATAAGAAGTCCCGCCGTCAGGAGAATTTCATTCATATTGACTAA